TTTAACAAAAGAAACTGTATTGGCATCCATGCCACGCCCATTTCCAATCAAACGACCGCTAGAATTGTAGAGCAGTGCGTGAGCAGCTTCAGCAAGAGAAGCAGTTACCTGATCCGAATAAATAGTATTTCCTTGAGCGGCAGCTTCTAGTGCGTTCACCACATAATGAGGAAGGGCTTGAAAGTTTTGCAGATTGTTTATAAGTAGCGGAGCCTGTTCAGGGTTTTGGAGAGTAGAAACAAAATCCTCAACATTGTTTATACCCATGCCTGCTTGCAAGGTTAAACTAGTTGCTTGCTGTGCCTTTTTATCTACACCATTAATTCCTTCAGAAAGTGTTTTTTGGTCTGTTTCTTCTTTAGAAACGTTCCCACCAAGTGTATCAAGTTGCCTTCTAACAAAATCTCTGTCCTGCAAGTTGGACAAATAAGGAGCAAGCTGATTGGTATTAGAAATTAAATCTGCAACAGACTCTAAATCATTTCTTTGAAGGGCTATTGATACCCTATTAATTTCAGCAGAAGACGCATCATCAAGCTGTGACGTAATAGAAGATATAGCTATTACTCGTTTTAACTGCCCAGACAACTCCATTGCACGACGGCTAGTCATGCCGTTCTCCAAAGGAGTAGAAGACGCTAATTCAGCCTGTAGTATAGCCGCTTGTTCTAAGGCCGAATCCATTCCACCGGAATAAATACGATTAGAAATCTCGTCTATTTGTCTTTCAAAGTTTGTTTCGTAATTAAGAGCAGCAGTTTCATCTTGAATTGCGGCACGCTTAGATTTCATATCTAAGTAATGCTTGCCAGCATCGATGGTTGCTTCGGACATAAATAAAGCGCTGTAATCTATGCCGCCAGAATTCTTAATTACATTAGCTGTTTGATTGATATAGTTTGAAGCTGCAGCATTAAAGGCATCAGGATCGTTTTTAAATTCTTGCCGAAGGTTTTGGAACGCCTTTGCGGTTTCTACTTTCGTTGCTTCAGCATAACGACGCTGTAGAATTTTATTGACCTGATCGCGGTTTCTATAGCTTAAAGCGCTCGGCATTTGTAATGGTTTAGACTTGCCATTCTCATCCAAGACTGGAGTTAGCTTTACTGTGTTTGCCCAGTTTACATATTTTTCTTGCTCATAAGTTTGCTGTGCTTCTATACCAACTTTAAATGCTGTGTTGACTGTATTCATTACAGTGTTTGCATAAGCAGAAGATGCTTGAGCAATACGCTGTGCAGCTTGAGCATCTCCAGTACTAGCGCGAGCAACGCCAATAGGCTTATTGATATAAGATTGTTTTTGTGGTGTGCGAATCTCAGCCATAATTTACCTATAACATGCTTGCAAACATACTTAGGCCAGTTGATATAGTCTGTGCCTTGTTCTGTCTTACTCTAATACTCGACTCTATATCGGCGGTCATACGTTCATTAAGAGCATTTGCGCTAAGGCTTGCGGCTTCACGCATTACCTTGGCTTCTTCTAGCGCCATCTGCGTTACATTCCTGCTTACAGTCTTAGCTGTTTCATCTGCAACACGTTTACGGATTGCTTGCACACTACGATCATCGCGACCCATATAAGAAATAGTTGCATCGGCCATGTCAGACCAATCTCTGTATTGAGAAACAATCTCATTGTGTTGCTGTAAGGCTTGTAATTTTAAAGCAGGAATAAGAGCCTCAACACGCTTTGCTTGTCGAGCAGCTTCCACAGAAGCAACGATACCTGTTCTCTGTATTGCACCAGCAGCCGCCGCACCAGCACGAGCCTGATACAATCCGCCTATGCCAGCAAGACCAGCTAATCCAATTAAGTCCCAACGTGTCTCAGCCATTACACTATAACCTCAATAACCATTCCGTTTACTTGTAGATCAAACGGAACATCTTGTGAAATAGTTACAGTTGCATCCTTACTATACCCCAGCAACCTAAACTCTTTCCTACCATTAAACTTTTGTCGAGCCTGTGAAAAGTCATCAGTAACAGTTCGTATAACCATATCTTTATTATTAACAGAAACAGATAGAGAATCCACCAAATCAAGTGTAACCATTGAGATGTGGCGAGGGTCAGCAGTCATAAAGCCAGTTGCAATCTGCCCATCAATAGGCAGTGTGGTTAACTCGATATTAAACTGATAACCAATATATGCAGACGTTACTTCCTTAACAGCAGATACATCTACTTGGCCGCCGGATACTGTGTACTCTCCAAGATAGTCTGTGCCGCTAACAACCTTTACGACAGCACCATTGGCAAAGTCTGAGGAAACAGTAAAGACACCAGCAGAGCCAGTGTATTCATCACAGAAGTCCATAGGCATTTCTGAAAGCATTTCTTCTAAAAAGAAATCTTCAGTACCATCGCCTTTATCACGAATAACCACAAAGAAAAGACGTTGGTTAATTACACAAACACTGTGAAATCTACCCGTTGTTGTCCATTCAGACCACCCAGCTTTACGCTCTCCACGCAATGAATAGAATGTGCTGACAGTTCCGTCTGGATTAATAAAGAAGATATATGACTCGGGCCGATCAAACCCACCTTGAATAACAGCGGCCTGAATAGGATTTTTTACCAGATGAGATGCGGTAACAGCAATGTTGCTTGTGTTATATGCCAGTTCAGCATCATTGTACAAGTACGCGCCCACCATCTTTCCGTTTGCCTGCAAGTAAATGGTAGCACCATCAAAAGGCTGTGGTGTCATATAGCCACAACCAAATGGTGTTTGACGCTTTACCTGTGCGTTAGATGGAGTAATAGGACGCTCTGTCAAAGCTGGTACAAATGACTCCGAAGTATTCGCAAATACTTGCAAGTCACGATTGGATACCAAATGCCTGATTTGGCTAAACGCACCAAAGCCACCACTTAGCTCGATGCTGTCACTGTCCGCGCCAGTACCAACATCAAAGTTAAAATACTCTGCAGATGCAGAACCCCATAAATAGTCCGGCTGTGCAGGAGTGCCACCAAACCATAATCTATTTTCATGGAACGTTACCGCCGACGGATACCCACGAACCTCCGAAAAGCTCTGTTCATACCAGTCACTTGTCGGCGCAGTCGAAGCAACGCGGGGTGCGCCGCCTCCAACCTCTGTCTGACTAGCTGTGCTTCCCGCCGTAAACTCGTATGTATTTTCGTCAATGACTTCAGCGATTGTCCGAGTGCCATTAATCTGATTAGCACTAAGTCCACCAACACCATCGGCACGATCAATAGTAATAGTAGCACCAGCTGATAAACCGTGACGAGGATGAGTGGTAATGACTCTGCTACTGCCCGCAACCGTTTGGAGAGCATCAATGATAAGTTGCTTCCTGATAACCCCGTAAACAGTTGCCGTAACCTGCGTAGGACTTGTATAAGCTGTAATTTCACAGTGAGCCTCATGTATTAAAATATATGTTCCTACATGATTTGACGTAAAATAATTTGAAGACGCAGTTAAAGTTACGCCCGTTCCGCTAATTGCAGACGGTGTAATTGTTGTGCCGAGCACCTGAAAGTCATGATATGGCTGCTGTATTTTTGTTCCATCAGCAGATGTGTCAAACTCATATGTGCTTACTTCAAATGTTGTAAGGCTTGTACGAATAATTGTCCGCGTCATAAAACGTGGGTGCGCAACAAACATAAAGTCTGAGTTAGTTGCAAATGTAAACTGCTCAAGATAGTCAGTTGTCCAAGGCAATGCGGCAGAATTAACATCCTGAGTAATTGTTTGGATCAGAGACAAAGCCTGAGTTATTGGATTAACAAAAAATATTTCTAGCTTCTGATTAGAAAAAGCAAAGATATATTGTTCGTCATCAGAGAATACAAAAGGCTCCAGCCGAACCTGCAAGCGATCAGAGGTTACCGACTTGTTAAACTCATGTATCTTTGTAGTGCCTGGGCGCTTTCTAATTCCACCTTCACCAAGAATCAAAAAGTTTGTAACCTTCTTGGCAGCAGATTTATATAGTTCAGTGTCTACCCTAGAGGTAAACGCTGGACTAAGTTCACCAAACTCGAAGCTATTAATAGGAATCTTGATCCTTTGCATTAGCCTCGCCTTTCGGTAATGAACCTCGATGTAACAAGTTTGCGAGTTGTTTGTTGCTGGCTGTCTAGGGATTTAGCGCGACGCATAGCAATCTCGTACTTTTCTTCCATCATGCTAATCAAAGCAGGATCACGAGCAATACTGCCAGCAAAGACAGCGGCCATTGCATACTCTACAGCAATCGTAAAGTAAGAAGGCCAATCCACTTCATCAGCACGATATGTATAGTCTGCAACAACGTCACTTACAGTACTTAAGTCTGTAAAGATTTTGTTGCCGTACTTTTGATATTCAATAGGTAGGTCAGTGGTTGTTACTGCATGAAGCATTAAAAGATCGTTAGGTAGCTGGTAGGCCACATCATAACGACCAGTAGGTGCATCTGTTAGTTTGTTAAGAACACGCTGTTCCGTTGCAAACCTCCACCGCGTATGACACAAATTAGCGCGAGCAATATCCTCATACATATTGACCGCGACCAAGGCTTCTGTCGTGCCATCTTCAAATGAAGTAATAGGCTCTGCCCCGATCAGGATCAAAGCCCGTGCACAAATATCTATAGATGAGTTTGCAATAGTTGATGCCATAGCAAGTTAGGGGGAGCCGAAACTCCCCCACCCTTATTAGGTATTGTTGTCAAGCAACTCATAGACACCGTTGTTATCAATAACAGTGGCGCCCATTGAGAGGTATGACGTTACCAAATGAGACACTTTCTGCGGAACGTAATTGATTTCAGTCGTTACGTCCGAGTTAATGCCAAGACCTACAGCAGATGTGTGGTAAGCAAGGTTCTTACCAGCCGTTAC